TTTGTTGGAAGTAATTGCTGACGCTATTATAAGTATGCGACTTGTCTACAACGCCAAGAGGTTTATCACTATACTTGTATTTGTAATCAAACTTTTCTAATACAGTATCAAAGGTTTTATATTCATCTAGCATAGATGTTTGACAAAATCTGTTAAACAAGTCTACGAGGTCGTGATAGGGAATTTTACGTAATGGGAAAGAAACTTGATTATTAATTACATATTCTGCTAGGCTTAGTTTGATTTCGTCCTTGTCATGATTTTTAATAAGACTATTCCATTCACTATTAGGGATATAGGGTATGCCCCTGCTATCGCTGAGAAAGTGAAAATATTTTATCAGGTCTTGATTAGACATTCTAGTATTATATATTAGACCTTATCATGAGTCAATAAATAAAGGCATGCAACAAGTGATGCTACATGGTAGGCTTTATACATGTCACCCAAAAGATATGGGACAATATGAGCGTGATTGGTTGATGAACTTATATTCTGATATCGCATGTAAAAGCATATACCCAAAAAATCATCTCATCAATCTAACCTGGATAGATTTACAAAAAGACAAACAAGACTTTGAATTTTATACAGACCAAGATGATCCAAATACTACTAAAATTTGGTTATCGGGAAGTGTTGACAGCATGGATTCGGCGCGCAAAATTTATAGTAATCTAATTCAAAAGGGCTATACAATTTCAACTGTAGGATTTAGTGAAGAACACTGGAGCAGTTGGTTTCCCTACTGGGTTCATAAACACAATATAAATTCAGATGTTACTCTTAAAGATATAAAATTTTTGTATTTAAATTATAATAGAAAACCACATGAACATAGATACCGATTAGTTCAAAATTTAATACAAAATAATTTACTTGATTTAGGTTATGTGACTTTTCAACAAGGCATCTTTCCGCAGATTGACAATAGAACAGGAAATACTGAGTCAGATTATTATAAACGTATAATAGAAATTCAACCTTATTTTCATAAGGTATACGAGCAGGATCTTGATTTAAGATTCTCACGTCCTGAAGATGCTACTACACTAGGAAATTTAGATATCTGGAATAGTTGTTACTTAAACATTATTAATGAAACAACAAATGTTGACCCCTACCAGATCACAGAGAAAACATACAAGCCTATCATAGGATTACGACCCTTTATTTTAAATGGACATGGTAATATTTACAATGTTTTACAACGATTAGGGTTCTATACAACCAAAGATTTTTTTAATGATTTTAGTATATGTGATGGATCAGTTGAATCTATCATACGTTTACTTAATAATTTGCGTAATTTTAGTAAAACAGAATTACATGAACTTTATTTAAAACAACTGCCGATGTTACAGTCTAACAGGCAAAGATTGATAGATATTTGTAATCTTGATCATAGGCGTATTTTAGATTGGCCTCAAGCAATACAATAGATTCACTTCGGCTTGGATTCGAACCTTGTCCTAGTCTTGTCGATCTGCACTTCCCACAGTACTGGCCGAAGCGTTTTTTCTGGTTTGTCTCTATAGTTCCGGAAACTACTTGACCCTACAACACTGCCATCGCTATGCGACAAACACTACACCAGAAGGTTGTGCGGCTAGATGTTATTTATACTTTTTACTCTAAAGGTAACTCAATAAGTTTGTTTTCACGATCAAGATATTTCATCTCAATCTTGACAGGATGAAAATCACGTAATGCTTCTACTACGTCATATGGATCAAGTGGTCCACATGTATAAACATCAAGTTGTAATAATGCTGGCTTATCTTCATCCCAAACATGTAATGCTATATGACTTGTCTCAATAATTGCCACTGCTGTTAATCCGCGATTACCTACTACATCAAGATACTTAGCAAAAGGACCCATCATGACCTTCATACCAATCTTGTCTACTAATTTGTTCATCCAATCAATTGCAACTTGTTCTTCAGTAATAGGACGTCCTACTTCTGCGCGTATGATTAAATGTTTATGTACTACAGCCATTATTTGTATTTCCTATTGTAGAAGTCTTTTAACCAACTCCATTCATAACTGAGTTTGAGTTGATCCATGTCACCGCTTACTTGTTCATAATACTCTACAGCATCCTTTGCGCCTTGTAAACAATCTTTGGCAAACTTGCCTTTTGCTTCTGTCAGCCATATATTTAATCGTTCTTGGCTTATCTCTGTGTAGTCACTTTTTAATTTAATCACTTCACGGAAGGCTGTACGCCAAGTGCTATATGCATCTGTATTAAAGTTAGCAGTACCTGACACCAACTCTACAGTTTCATGTGGATCGTCAAGTGTAAAGTCTAAACCACTACCAAAGTTGTTTAATACTAGTTGCTTATTATACGCAATCATGCCTTGGTGACCATACTCTAATCCGTTAACAGGATTCTTAGCATGGAAAATGTAATGCTTAGGTACTTGCAATCTGTCTGGTTGCCAACCCCAGTCAAACTTACCATTGACTTTTAACTTAGCAAATACTGTGAACGTCCAGGGAGTCTCGCTTGCTTTGACAGCAGCATGATATGCGTCAACACGACCATTCACACCGTCTACTCTAACAATTCTATTCTTAAGTCCTTCGGTGACAGCAAGTAAATGCTTATAGTTTTCTTCCGCATTCTTTTCACCGTTGCTGAGAAATACGATGTCAAGCGGTTTACTTGATAATAACTTACTTGCTGTTTTTATATATGGATAATCATATAGTTCATTTTTGATATAATTTTTCGCTTCTTTAGGAACAATTATTCTTGATGCACCCGTACTGGTAACTAATAATTCTTTTGTATCATCTTGCCATAAGTTCAAAGGTTCAATATCATTTGCTTTGAATTCTTCGGTTGTGAATATAGCATAGGGGAAATCAAAATTTGTGTCTATACTACCTACATGAGTATCAGTGTTAACCTTGACCACAGGTGCAGGTAAGCGTCTTGTTTTAACTGTATTATTAAAGTTTACTTTATTATATTGTTGTAAAACTTCTAATTCGCTTATTACTTTCTTAGTATGGTTTACATTTATAAAGAAAGTGTCTCCGAACTTCTGCATATCACTAGGAAATACATGTAAATTTTCTCTAGCGAATGGATCACAAACATAAGTGAAATCAAAATTACTATAGTTACAAATACTGCTACAAATCCAAATATAGTGTTCTTTTCTAGGATTGATGTTATCTACTATGTTCTTTATAGTCTGAAGATATGTTTTATCATAATCAACTACATTTACAGATTTGTCTCCTGCAGCAAGTTTAATAGAATCTACCACTTGGTTTAGTTCTGTATTACCGTGGTTAATTACATAGATATCATATAAATTATTTGTTGCTCTGGCTCTGCGATCTTTAACAAAGTTTAGATTACTCAAGTGTTCTATGATTTTAATGTATTTGGTATCTTCTGAGAATGTTTCACGATTGACCATGAATGTAGTTCCCCAATGACTCCATTGTGTTCCGAATACTTGAACCATCTTCATCTGCCAAGGGTTGGGGTAATACTTAAAGTCAAAGTCAGTATAGTCTAATTCACTATTCAATATCCAACATAGTTCTGTATTGGATCTGTTAATGCAACGATTGATGGTATCAACCCAACTATTCAAGAAACGTGTCTTACTTATATTTGTAAATCGTGCCTTGAGTTGTTCAAAGCGTTGTTGTGTTTCGGGATTGCCACGATCTACAAAGAATATATCTGGTTGCACAAACAACTCGGCAAGATATTCTTCACTTGCCTTTTTATCTTGCTCAATAAAATTAAAATCTCTATATCCGTCTTTCCACATAGGACCTGATACAAAGTATGTCTGTGTTATTTCTGATTCCGGACTACCAAATACATGCACGTATCGTGCTTGCTCGATGTTCGGAGACCAATCAAAATCAAAGTTCGTATAATCAATATTCTCACGTAAAGCCCAGAATAGTTCATCTGGGTGTTGTTCTACAAGATCCTGTAAGGTTGTAGTTATGAAATATTTACCCACCGAAGTTTTATTCGCGCTATACTTTTTATACACTCGTCGTACCCTAACAATTTCACCTTTATTTTCTGGAGTATGATAGATTGGGCCATCGTTATCATTTTCTAGTGTACCAAATTGATATATATAGGGCGGTGCGCCGCTATCCGGCCTCCAACTAAAGTCAAAATCACTAACATCAATATCAGCAGGTATTTTCCAGTAATTAAGATTTTCTGCTACATTAGCAATAATATCCTGTATATATTTTTTATCAGTAGCGCCTGGAATAGTATATTCTACTGTTGATTCTTTTTCTGCTTTGTTCCATTGATTTCCGAACACATATATATAGGGCGGGTCGTTTGGATCCGGTCTCCAACTAAAGTCAAATGATTTATCAACTGGAATATTAATTTTCCAATTATCCTTAGTCGGTAGAGTGGTTGCTATAATGTCGTGAACATACTTGTATTCTGTAGCGCCGGGTACACGATATTCTACAGTAGATTCTTTTTCTGCTCTATTCCATTGATTACCGAATACATAACTGTAAGGAGGACTATCTGGATGCGGCATCCAGCTAAAGTCAAATTTATTTTCTTCAATAGGTATGATAATATTCCAATTATCTCTATTTGGTAATAGTTTTGCTTTGATATCTGTAATATATTTTTTTTCTGTTGCGTTAGGTACTGTATAAATCGGGCCTCCCCTGTCATTCCATATAGTTGCAAACTCATAGATATAAGGAGGACTCAAAGGATCAGGTACCCAACTAAAGTCAAAATCTTTTGTGTCTACGTTACTAGGAATTTTCCAGTTAGACATATTGACGCCTAGTTTTGCTTTGACATCAGAGATATATTTTTTAGTTTGCGCGCCCTCAACAGTATATTGTATTGTTGGCATTATTTCAGCATTATATTTTTCATTGCCGAAAATGTATATATAAGGCGGATCTGTATCATCCGGATGCCAACTATAATCAAAATCTTCTACTATGTTATTATTAAGTATAGTAAAGTTCTTTTTGTTAGGTAATTTTTTTGCTTTTAAAATACGTCTGTCAATATATTTGACAGCACTCATCTCATCACTACCAGGAGTAATATATCTAGGACCGCCTGTCTTTTGCCATTGTGTACCAAACTGATAGATATATGGCTTATCATCTTCATATGGGTGCCAACTAAAGTCAAATTCACTTACATCCACATCATCGGGTATCTCCCAGTTACGCTTGCTACCACGCATTTTGGCTACTGGTTTTTCAATGTATTTTACTTCCGTCGCGCCAGGTACAACAAAGCGAGGTCCACCGCTCAACGCCCACTGTGTACCAAATTGAAAAATGTATGGCTTATCTGTGCTGTCTGGGTGCCAGCTAAAGTCAAATTCTTTTATATCTAAACTCTTAGGTATTTCCCAGTATTTGCTTTTAATCTTTGGTTTGTAAATTGCTTTACTACCTGATATGTAATTAACTTCTTTAGCACCTTCAACAATATATCTAGGACCACCTGTCTTTTGCCACTGTGTACCAAATTCATAGATATATGGCGGTGCTTTAGGATGTGGTCTCCAACTAAAGTCAAATTCACTTACATCAACATCTTTAGGTACTTCCCAATTAGACCTGTCTGGTGCTAACTGCGCAACTATGTCATTGACGTATTTGACTTGTACTGCACCCTCAACAACATATCTAACTGTTTCCATCTCTTCAGCAGGATATAAATTATTACCGAACACGTAAATATAGGGTGGATCATCGGGGTGTGGGTGCCAAGTAAAATCAAATTTACTTTCAATAATAGGAGTAAGTACTTCCCAGTTCTTTCTTTCTCTGATCAGGTTACCTTTAATGTCACTACTATATTTCATCACTGTAGCATCAGGTACTATGTATTTAGGTCCACCGCGATTATGCCACTGTGTTCTGAACTCATATATGTAAGGCTGTTCGGTATCATCTGGGTGCCAACTATAATCTACACTATTGGGATCAATATTATCAGGAATTGACCAGTTGGTTTTATCAGGTAATCTTTTTGATTTGATGATACGTCTATCAATATATTTGACAGGGCTCATCTCAGTACTGCCCGGGGTGACATATCTAGGTCCACCAGTCTTTTGCCACTGTGTACCGAACACATAGATATACGGTTGATCTTCTACATAAGGATGCCAACTGAAGTCAAAACTATTTGCATCTATGTTCTTAGGTATTATCCAGTTAGTCTTATCAGGTATTGCTTTGGCTACTGGATTTTCCATGTACTTAACTTCAGTAGCATCGGGCATGACGTATTTAGGACCGCCGCTCAATGCCCATTGTGTACCAAACTGATAAACGTAGGGAGGTTCAGTTTCATCTGGATGCCAACTGAAATCAAAATCCGCAACATCAACATTAGTTGGTAATACCCAGTTTGTTTTGTCTGGTAAAGCCTTAACTTTCTTACATTCCAGATACTTAATCTCAGTGGCACCTTCCACTACATACTTAGGTCCGCCTGTCTTTTGCCATTGTGTACCTGCATAGTAAATATATGCTGGATCTTTAGGGTTAGGATGCCAAGTAAAATCAAAATCAGTTACATCAACATTGTCAGGTATCACCCAGTTAGACTTATCTTCTGCAAGTTGTGCAACAAGTTCAGATATGTACTTATAATCTGTAGCACCAGGTACGTGATATTCAACGGTTGACATTTCTTCTGCTGGATACAAGTTGCTACCGAACACATAGATATATGGGGGCGATCCTGGATCAGGACGCCAACTAAAATCAAATTTCTTTTTATCTATCTTATAATTGAACTTCCAGTTAGTCATATCAGGCAATACAGTTGCCTTGATATCATTCATGTATTTGTATTCGGTAGCACCCGGAACATGATATTCAACAGTTGATTCTATTTCAGCATTATGCCACTGGTTGCCGAAGACATAGATATATGCAGGTTCACCTGGGTCAGGCATCCAACTAAAATCCCAAGTAGATTCATCAATATTGATTTTTATTTGCCAGTTTTCTCTATTGGGCTTAAGTTTTGCTTTTAGATTATAAACATATTTGTATTGAGTTGCTCCCTCTACATGATACTCAATAGTATGCATTTTTTCAGCACCCCAATGTTGATTACCAAAAATATAAGTGTAGGGTTCTTCTGTACTATCAGGATGCCAACTAAAATCAAACTCTTCTTCAACAATTGGATGTAAGAATTTAAAATTACTTTTATCCGGGAGTATCTTTGATTTAATAATACGTCTGTCAATATATTTGACAGGACTTAATTCATTAGTGCCGGGTGTGATATATCTAGGACCGCCTGTCTTTTGCCATTGTGTGCCTATCTGATATATACAAGGATCGTCTTGAGCAAATGGATGCCAACTAAAATCAAAACTGTCTCTATGAATATTGTCAGGTATTTCCCAATTATCCATATTGATAACTGCTTTAGCGACGGGACCTTCTAAGAATTTGTTTTCAGCACCACCGGGTACAGTATATACAGGTCCACCTGATAAAGCCCATTGAGTTGGGAAATAATATATATAAGCAGGTTCTGTTATGTCTGGATGCCAACTAAAGTCCCATGCAGCCTCATCAATATAAACTGGTATATGCCAATTTTCTTTATTAGGTAATGCTTTTGCCTTTTTATTTTCTAGATATTTTAGTTGTGTAGCACCTTCAACAATGTATCTAGGGCCACCTGTCTTTTGCCATTGTGTACCTGCATCGTAAATAAATGGCGGGTCTGTGTCATCGGGATGCCAACTAAAATCAAATTCAGAGACATCTAAGTTATCAGGAACTATCCATCTATCTTTATTAGGTAATGCTTTCGCATTGGTGACATCAATATATTTTATCTGCGTTGCGTTGTTATCAACATATTTAGGACCGCCTGTCTTTTGATGTTGCGTGCCAAATTGGTAAACGTAAGGTTCGTCTGTACTATCTGGGTGCCAACTAAAATCAAATGATGTGACATCAATATTGTCAGGTATTATCCAATTATCTTTACTTGGATTAGGTAATACTTTCGCACACTGAACATCTATATATTTTACTTCAGTTGCGTCAGGCATAACGTATTTAGGACCTCCAGTCTTTTGCCATTGTGTTCCGAACTCATATACTAATGCAGGCTCACGTGGATCTGGTCTCCAAGTGAAATCAAATGTTGTTTTATCAACGTTATCAGGTATTATCCAACGATCCAATTGTGGTAATACATCAACACGTTCTGTCATGTATTTGACTTGTGTTGCATCTGGCATGCGATACTCTAATGTAGGTACCATCTCAGCATCTTCAAACTTATTACCCCATACGTAATTAAACGCAGGTTCACGTGGATCAGGTCTCCAACTGAAGTCAAAGCCATTCTTAGTGCTTTTCTTTTTATCTACCGGTGTATGTTCTATCCAACGATCCCACTGCGGTAATACATCAACACGTTCTGTCATGTATTTGACCTCTGTAGCAGTAGGCATATGATACATCAATGTAGGTGTGATTTCCGCTGGTTCATACTTATTACCCCAAGTATAAATGTATGCAGGTTCACGTGGATCAGGTCTCCAACTGAAGTCAAATGTTGTTTTATCAACCTCTTTAAGTATATGCCAACGTTCCCATTGAGGCAAAACAGGTGCATGTTGGAACATGTATTTCTTTTCTGTAGCGCCAGGCATGTGATATTCTACCGTAGGTTCAAATACAGCATTAATATATTTGTTACCCCAGACAAATATAAACAGAGGATCAGTTGGATCTGGATGCCAACTAAAATCAAACTTCTTTTCATCTATAGGACTATAGATTTTCCAATGACTATTTTTTTCGTTTTTTCTTTTTACTGGATTAACATCAGTCCTATAAATGATGATGTCGCTTTCCATTTTTGAACATAGCCGTGTACCGCTATCTTTTTGATGCTGGCTAGGCCATACGTTATTATGATCTTGAGCCCATACATCTTCATCGGGTAAAAAGTCAAAATCAAAGTCCCAATCAAAATTAGTGTAGTCGCAATATTCGTTGACTATCCAAAAATGCTCGGTAGTACATTTTTTACGCGCATCATTTAAGTTGTTTGCGAATTGTTCGCGTGGATGGACATTTGGCTTTATGCCATAATAAAAAACGTCTCTCAGCATAATGTTTACTTATGATACGACTTTTAGGTTATAAAGTTTTTCAAAACGATCAGCATCACTACGATCATTGACCATAGGCTCACCGCGTATGTTTAAACTTGTGTTTAGTAACATAGGACAACCTGTCTTAGCATACCATGCTTCTAATAACTGTCGTATCCCAGATCCATCTTTAGGAACTGTCTGTATACGACTAGTGCCGTCGTGATGAACGATAGCAGGATATAAGTCAGGATGCTTGCAAGTAGCGATGACTTGCATATACCTACTATCACGCCAGCCACGAGGCATAGTGAAATACTGATGTACATGCTCCTCAAGAATGACTGGTGCAAATGGTCTAAATTTTTGTCTACGTTTAATTTCATTGACTTTATCTTTTATCTCGGGTCCTCGTGGGTCTGCTAACAAACTACGATTGCCTAATGCGCGAGGCCCGAACTCTGCTCTACCGCTGGCAACTCCTACCATCTTTTTCTTTGTTAATTCTTTAATAACTTCTACAACTGGATATGGTCCTTTAATATGTGTGCCCAAGAATGCATCACGCCAATTGATTTTTTTGCCAAAACCAAGTGCTGCTGCACCTAGACTATTACCTGCATCTCCGGGATTAGGCATAATCCACATATCATGAAAGTACTTACCAAGCAGTCTATTAGCAAGACAATTTAATGCTACCCCGCCGCCGTACACAAGGTTCTTGCTATGACCTATACGTTTTGCTCTCATCATTACTTTTTCAATAAGTGTTTCACAAACAAGTTGTGCGCTTGCTGCGATGTCCATGTCATCTGCTTTACTCAAAAAGTTATCTTCTAATCCTGTATGTAAATTTAATTTAAAATCTACATTTTCAATATTATCAAGTAAGTTGCTTGCCATGCGTTGTGCATGACTTGGCTTACCATATGCAGCCATGCCCATGAGTATATATTCTTCATCCATGGGCTTCAAGCCTACACGCTGTGTCATAGCACTATAGAACATGCCTATACTGTTGGGATATTTCTTGCTCCATAGTTTCTTATATTTTGCATAGCCTTTATCATCATACCATGCATCCCATATGGTGATGCAATCCATCTCACCTATAGCATCTATTACAACTATAGTAGCATCTTCAAATGGACTTGTTTGAAAGCCCGCTGCTGCGTGTGTCTTATGATGAACATGCGTCTTAATTGGTCTATCACCAAACATATCATAAAGTTCAGGACCTACAATCTGCTTCACACTTAATGGACCAATAGGTTGTCCTGCACGAAATTGGCGGATTGCTTTTAAAAATGGTTTTTCATAATAATGGAGTTCAAAATTACTGTTGACTAAATATGTCCATGCTTCTTTGATGATGCCCTCACATAGGTTAGCATCATGCTTCTTTTTACTATATCTTTCGCTATGTGCGGCAAATAGTAAATCCCCTGTGTCGCTAACAATACTAAGCCCCGCGTCATGGAAGCCGCAACTTAATCCTACGTACATCATATATTATTTGTAAATGAATGGATCTCTTTTACGTAATTCCTTTAAACGCTTACGGTATTGAATTTCTCTTTTGAGTTTTTGCCACCATTTTTTTAGAAACATGATTTCTCTCCTATAAATTTATAAAGTCTTTCTGCTTGAAGCCTGTGAGGTTCTTCATTATGATGCCAGTATTTAGCTTTAGAATTACCATACCCTGCATTTCTATACTTCCAAAAGAAAGATTCTTCATTATTATCCCAGTTAAAGTATCTATTTTTATCTAAAAAATCCGAATATATGTCGAGGTGTCTATCAGGCAATGTAAACATATGCATGGTATTGCACATCACATAATCAATATCATGCATTTTTAAAAAATATTGTAATTCCAATACGTTCTTAATTGTCATTATTTCAATGAAATGTGTTTGTTCAACTATGAACTTATGGAAGTATTTGTGTACCTCTTTCTCTTCAGGTTGCAGTCCTTCCCAACCTAAGTTGACTCTATAAAAAGAATGTACAGAATAATCAAACCAATCAGAAGTTGTATTGGATCTATAATAATCCATTGCCTGTGCTAATGCAGGGACTTCTAATCTAACATTTTCAGTCCAACCCACACATACAAAAACTTTCATAAGATTAGGATCGTAATGGTCTTTGAACCAGCGCATAATTGCTCTTGATATACCGGTATTAGCACTACCGCCTACAGCAATATTAATAATCTTTTCTGCACCGATTAGTGATCCTAATTGATTGCCAAATGACATTGATCTATTATAGGCGCTGTCTTCGGTGCCGTCTATTTCAGATCCTGAACTATGGCTGTCTCCTGCGACTAGACAAATCTTTTGTTTTTCCATTAGGACTTGCTCGGCAATTGTGGAACTTTTAATTTCATTAAAGCATGCGGGAAATCTTGTTTTTTACGTATATCTGAAACGTTAATACTAATTGATGTAGATTCTTTATCAGTCATTGCTTCCTTTTCTGGAATTGCAGTGGTTGATGTATTTGATACTCCGACTTCATAATCTTGGTAGTTACCCCAGTGGCCACTTCCTTGATAATGATGTTCAAAACTCCAGTCAACAGTCTCATTTAATCTTCTTTCTTCTTCTAATAATTCCCAAAAGTCATGACCGCTGCGTCCTTCTTCATCACTCCATGTTGGTTTTGCTAATTTTCTAGCACGTTTTACAGTATTACTTTGCCAACGGCTATAATCTTGGGCATAGAAAGGCCCCTTACGACCAGCCGGCGGTCTTTCTCTATCATCTAAAGGATTATCAATTTGATCAAATTTTGTGTAAAAATCTGCATGCCATTTACCTTCTTTATTAATTACAAATTTATAAACCCCGGTATAAAGACATGCCCCGTAACTATCACCGAATTCTCGTTTATCAATTTCAGGATTAAAATGAACTATTGCTGAAAATCCTCCGCGGATTTTCCATAGCATACGAAAGAAAACCCAAGGCTCATTAACTAAACTATTAGCATAAGGATTGTTGGGATCTACTGGAGGAATAATATTATAATCAAATTTTTCATACTCAATTTCTCTTAAGTATGTAGGATCATCAAAATTTATTTTATAATGCTCCTTGGCTAAATTAATACGTACCGGATAACCAATTGGAACTTCAGTAAAGCCTTTAAACATATCAAGCCACATATGTATAAATTTAACACGTGCCATGACATGGCTTCCGCCTTTTGTAAAGTCATTACATATCCAAAAGCCCTGATATTTGTGATAAGACACATTAAATTTATGCGGGTTCTGTCCTACAATAGTTTCTGGTCCAAGACCATATCCTACGCCTAGACCGGCGTTATTGATATTCATATTACGCATACGCCATATAAATGCCATGGTATCAGCAAAGTCTTGATAATCTTCTGTGGGGAATCCTACGATCCAATTCGTAGCGGCCCATACACCCACTTCTTTGCCATGTCTAAAGTTATCTTCCATTTCTTGGATAGTTACGCCCTTAGCCATATCATCTAATACTTTCTGGCTACCACTTTCGCAGCCGTAGTTTAACATAATACAACCACCTGCTCTTAGGTCTTTAAAATACTCAAGATCCATACGACCGTCACAGCGACTATACCCAGTCCAGTTAATCTTAAGTCCTTTCGCTGCTACTGCTTTACAGAAAGCACGTAATTCTTTTAGATTACCATTAACAAGACTATCAATAAACCAAATGACATCTGTGCCTTTATTATAGTAAAGCCATTCAATTTCGCCGATAAGGTCAACGCTCTGTCTTTGACGATATTTCCAAAAGTGTGTTTCTTCACAGAATGTACATTTTGCTGTACAGCCGCGACTGATTTCTGTGTTTACACCATTGGGTAATTCATATAAACTGAAATCTAAACTTTCATAGTCAGGCATCGGTAAACCATTTATGTTTAGTCTTTCATCTTCGGGCTGATTTAATATCCAAGGTTCTGTACGTTCAACTTTATTTTCAACATCTTCTAATACACGTAATAGATTGAGTTCACCCTCACCGATAACAACATAGTCATAATAAGGTTCAACTTTAAACCAGCTCTTGTGTACGTTTGGTCCACCCACAGCAATTTTAACGTGAGGTGCTCTGCGTTTAATTTCTTGACACATCCACTTGGCGGGTTCTTCACTGATGTAATATATACTAAAGCCGACCACATCTGGCTCTTTAGCAAGTATGTTATCTATTTCTGCATTAAGCAATGGCTCAAGTAATGGATGTACGAATTCTTTATAGTTATTACCTAACCAACGCCAACTAGCACTAGGATCCCATAATCTAAAAGGTATTTTTTTGCTAGGCCACCAGTCATCACGGAAAGCAGTAAATGCTTTAACGTTTAAATCAATCAGCCAAGTTTCATAGCCTGCAGTTTTTGCTATGCCACTTAATCTTGCTAAACTGAAAGGAGGCATATAAGGGCTCCACTCAGGACATAAGACCAATACAAGTTTAGTATTGCGTGTTTTATAATCTACATATACAGGAGTTAGATTCTTTTGTACGGTTGGTTTGGCATAAGGTGCTATCGCTTCCATCATATTACGATGGCGTACATCAGCGATATCTTCTGTTGGTCTTTCATGCGGTTTAAGTTCATCAACCGCTAGACTTCTTAACGTGAACTCCAAAAACTTATCTCCTATGATATCTTATTTAACGAAGTTCAATATCTGTTCAGCAATTTCTTTATGCCCGGTCACACTAGGATGTGGATCATGGTTACCTATTCGATCATACTCACCCAGTACTTTTATCCATGATTGGTTTTTTTGCATAAAATCATTGACTTTACGATTAAAGTAATTAAAATTAAATATATGCGACCAAAAATAATATTTAATTCCATATGATTTAAAGATGTATGCCATAGCAGAAGAATAGGTAAGCATATGATATGCTGCTTCTTGATGAGTAAATGTTTCTAACCTAAAATTCGCTCTTTCAGTTGCTTTATCAATATAATCTAACTCATTAGGACTAAGGACAACATCAACTTTAACTCTTGCCCAATTATCAGTGTAGTCTTTTTTTAGATTAGGAACATAGTATTCGTATCTTGATTCATCAGTCCATTGAATAATTGCTAGTGTATTATCCCAAATAGATTTATTTTGTTTTGATATCCATTCAAACGTTGTGCGTAAAATTCTTTGGTTACTACCACACCCTTTACTTAAATTAACAAGTTTACGGTTTAGAGTTCTAGCAATCAGTGCTGAATATACAGATTCCTCTCTTATACCTTCATCTAGCCCTGACCCATATGTCCAACTACAACCATTAGATAATAATATCATTTTTTAGTTATCCATGATTTACCAAAATTTCTGCGTCTCGCAAAAAATATTTGTTCACAAAAACGTTGTAAAGACTGTGTTTTATCTTCTGGAAAGTCAAATTCGTATGCGCACTCTTGTTTAGTTAATACACTATTATCCTGAACATAAGAAGGAATATCATATTTTAATGATTTAATTAAAGGATAACTGCCTATTCTATTATAATCAATTAAGTATAACTTTTGAAATTCAATTAATTCTTCTCTAAGTTCTGGATCAATGTTGAAATGTTCAATTAAAAATCTATCAATTAAATCAAATACATGTTTATGTTTATATTCGCTATGAAGATTAATCACTGTGCTATGTATTAAGTTCCAGCCATGTATTTCCATGCCTTGGATAGGGGTGTGATCTATTCTGCCCTCAACGGTCCATTTATTATAATGTACTGATATTCTTTCAATTTCTTTATTAAACCACTCGTCTTTTTGTATATAGTGAAACAGGGCTTCATAAAATTCATTATATTCTAATTTGTTAAGTTTGTAAAGCACTCTACTAATATAATTAGTAATACCGTTGACATGAAATGTATTAATAAACCAACTCCAAACTTGTGCTTTGACCATATCCTGTCTGGGCATGTCTTTTGTAGATACTACAACTTCAATACCTTCTTTTAATTCATGCTCATTATATGTACCGACTAGATAATCGTATACGATCTTACCTTCTAATCTAAACTCTTCTTTTTGCGTTAAATTCATTTCAGCATTTTCAAGTAACTGCGCTTGATAAACTGTAATACCGGTATGATTACCGGCTTTAAACAATTTGTAGAAGTTATCTTTCCAAGTACGTAAATCTTCTCCGGGTAATCCTAATATTAATTCTGTATATAATGGGATACTGTACTTTTCACAGAGTTCAAATACTTCTTCAATCTTATTCATTTCAAGATTTTTGCGCTTAATAATATCAAGTACATTATCATCCATGCTTTGCACAGACAGATTAAGCCCCATCTTGCTTCCGCCTTCAAATATTAATTTACGTACAATATCAACAACTTCTTGCTTTTGATTCTTTGCCCAAGCAATTGTATATGCCTTAGGGTTACCATATCTTTTTTGTACTTCAATTAGTTTGTCAGCAATCATACTATCACGTTCAGCAAATATACCAAAGTTAGCATCAGTCAAACTTATAAAATCTAATCCATGACTTCCTATCCATTCTAGTTCATCAAAGACTCGTTGTAAATCAAACTTCTTTACTTTATTATATGTGAGACTTCCCCAGTCACAGAATGTACAAGCATAAGGACAACCACGATTTGTTTCTAGTGTAGCGTTCCAACGTATCTCGGGATGTTTTTTCATTAGGTCATCAAACACACCTGATAGATATGGACTGGGTATTTGGTCTAGTTTGTCTATCCTGACTCCGGGGCCAGTATCAAATACTTTGCCGTCATCATTAATAATTAATCCAGGTATAGCCTTAAAACTTGCTCCCTTAACCATAACGGTTTCTAAAATCTTTTTGAAAGTAATTTCACCTTCTTGCTTAACTGCTAGATCAATATAGGGAAACTTTTTAAAAAAGTTCTTATCTGTTATGGGAGGTTCAGGACCACCAAAGAAAATTAATATATCTTTATTTCTTTTTTTAAGTTCTCTAGCAAGAACGTTGTTATAACTACGATTCCAAATATATGTGCTAAATCCTACAACGTCACTATCTTTAAGTTTTTCAATAGCCTCTTCAATAGTATCACGACGCCATATAAACTCACCTAGTTCAAAATTCTTTTTAATCGGCTCAAATTGATTTACATAACTCCAAAGGACTCCGGGACTATAAGGCAAATAATATGCATTATATTCTTTAGGTCCTTGCTGAAAATTTGGATTTACGAAACTAACAATTTTTTTAGACATAGCCTTGACTATTTATGAACTGGGCTAACTCGCTTGCTATAACTTTATATCCTAATATTGTAGGATGTGCCCCTTCACAATTTGTCAAATAAGTTGATGGCCATGATCGTTCTTTATAAACATTAAAATATCCGCCCCATTTTTCTTTTGGAATTATGCCATCTAAATCAACTAATTTTTGCATAAATGACTCATAATCAACTTTATTATGAACATAAGTACTCCAATCAAACTTATAAGCCATGGAGCCTGTATTTTCTTTTAGATATTCGTAGACACCGCGCGGGGATTGATTAAACGCATTTGCTAATACTATTTTAAAATTATGTGCCTTGGCAAACGTCTGTAAATTTAATAAGTTTATTATTTGCCATGATGCAACAAATTGTTCAGACCACAATTCTGTCGCATAAACACTCCAAAATGACGAATCCCCTTTATCGGTTTTGATTGGCCATGCAGTACGCCATTTATAATGAACATACTCATTATTACTATAAAAATCATCTTGGTGTCTATTATGTTTAGGGTATTGTTGAAATACATCAAAACGCTCAAAGCCAGACATCATCAAAACAATTATGCCTGTACCGTTTTCCCAATCTACTCTATTACAAAAATTTAATTGATTTACTGCTGCGAAATTACCTACTCCGCGCACCCCCAAATTAACGGGTATATGATCTGGAAAATGATCTCTGGCTAATACATTTACCCAACTATTTTCATGTTCGTATTTGCGTAAATGATAGTCATCTGCCCCACGTAATTGAACTCTGCCGTTATATCTCTGCCATATTTCGTCAGGATATCCGCCTTCACCCTGGGTCCAACTACAGCCTAGACCTATAATATATTTTTTAGACATGTCATTCTACATCGTTTATATTTTTGTCTATTTGTTCTTTGATCCAAGCATAAGTTTTAATTAATCCGGCCTCTAAATCTTCTCCTGGAGCCCAATTAATTTTTTCTTTTATTAATGTATTATCGCTATTACGTCCCATCACACCCATTGGACCATCTATGTTTTTAATATGTACTGTTTTACCAGAAATTCTTGCTATTAACTTTACTAGATCATTAATACTGATCATTGATGTGCTGCCTAAATTTAAAGGCTTTTGATAGTCACCCTCCATTATACGATGTATACCTTCTATACATTCATCAATATATAAAAAACTACGTGTTTGTATGCCCGGGCCCCAAACTTCAACTGTACCATTATCTTCAGCCATTGCAACTTTGCGACATAATGCTGCCGGTGCTTTTTCTTTACCGTTATTCCAACTACCTCTAGGACCAAATATATTATGAAAACGTGCTACTCTTACGTCTATTCCATAATTACGTGCATATGTTAGGTATAATCTTTCACTAAACAACTTTTCCCATCCATATTCACTATCTGGATCGGCAGGATATGCGCTTTCTTCAGTTAATAATGGATTGTTTGGGTCAGTTTGATTATATGCAGGATACATGCAAGCACTACTACTATAAAATACTTTCTTAACATGATTTTTTACCATTACATCTAATATATTCAAATTTATAGTGGCGCTATTATGCATAATGTCAGCGTCATTTTCACCGGTAAATATATATCCAGCACCGCCCATATCGGCTGCGAGTTGATAAACCTCGTCAATTCTATTCTTAAAAAAAATAGTTTTTACATTTTGATAGTCACGCAAATCTAGTTTGTAAAACTTGTCACATTCTGTTTCGCTGTAGAGCGGAAATTTTAAATCCGCTCCTATTACATAATGACCTTGCTTTTTAAGACTTTCTACTAAGTATGTACCGATAAAACCGCCGGCACCGCATACTAAAATGTTTTTCATTAAGTTAATCTCTTATTTAATTTCATTAAATTAGCAGTATGTTGATTAATTTTACCAGTTATTAATAACTGATCGACGATATATTTAGCAATTTTTTGACTTACCCCTAATTCAGGTCTTTCTAATATTAATTTAAAATTATGTTCTATAATAGGTTTAACTTTACGTTTAAATTCTAAAGTTTTTTGTATATCCCATTGACTTATTTCTTGACATAGTTTTACAATCGCAGCAAGGCGTTTATAATGATTTTGTGTCTGATCGTAACCCTCATCCCAAAATTCATGGAAGGTTTGAAAACCTAATTCACGCAATGAACTCAATGAGTTAGGAGAACCTACTATTATAAATGGATGTTTTTCTCTCATTGGTTTAAAACTTTTTTCTGTGAGAGAAACATTAGGTTCCCTAAAGTTAGTTTCTGTGACTAAACTTAGTAAACTATTTGTATAGAATTTTCTTGTTTCCATATCTGGATCTACACACATTTTTTGGGTGTTTGTTTCTCCGTCAATAACCAAAGGAAGTTTATTGTTTAAATTCATAACATCTTGATCGGTTAATTCTAATTCAGTATAACCGCCTATGTTAACATTTTCTAAAAAGGGTCTAGGACTTTCTGGATCAACTTTTCCAAGGGCCCAATAAGACCTTTCTAATAAATTATGTTTATTGAATGCTATGGATAAATTTAATCTGTGTTCTCTAAATCTTCTATTAAAACTTAAAAATAACTTTTCAGGGTAATAATTTTCATCGTAAAATGGCTCAGTAACAAGTTTCTGAGTATATTGTCTGCTGAATATACCTTGACTACTAGGCCAAGTTATTACATGCATTCTTTGTCGAGGATCATCTGGGATATTTTTATATTTGCACCAGTCATCATAAATTTGTTTGGCATTCATGCAGCCAGTGAGATATATGATTTTATTTAATGGTAAATGCAGCGACCCATTAAAATAATGATGCATGTTTGTTAAAATTCTATCATCAATATAGGCTTCAACCGCTAGTTCAATTATAATAAAACCTTTACCGTTTCTTACATGTTCTAAGATGTGTCCTGACATCTGACTGAACTCAACTATTCCTGATCCTGCCATAAAAAATCTCTCCACTGGAATTCTCCAGTGCAGAGAGTAAGGAAAGACAAATATGTCCTCGTTAGTAATTTCGCTGTTAGGCCATAAATACCATTGTTCTTTTTTATTTTTGAAAACATTTTGCCATAATAGATCGCTCCAATAGAAAAAAGTCTCTGGCTTAACCTTTTCCGCTTCATTTACTAGTGAATATAAATTAGGGACCTCTGTATTCCATATCGGTCCTTTAGGACCCAACCATGAATATACAACTTTAAACATCTCTGATGACATCAGATTATTTATTGAGGTAAGTATTTAGGAATTATAATATCTGTACCGCAATGGCAATGTTCTTTAGCGCAGGTGATAACTCTAGGACCTACTCTAGCGATATCTTCAAGTATATGTCCTACGAATCCTCCCTGACCGCAACTTGCTAAACTCATTTCACCTACTGGATTTATGAATATACAATCACCTACATTGCATTCCCAGCCTATAAAAAAGTTGTTTCCTGCAACAATAACTTCATTACTATTACAGACTTCTGTAGTAGTATCATCGTATTTGCTATAACTTACAGTCATAGTCGTGCGCTTTGTAGGTTTTCTTTTTTTCTGTTGTATTTCTGTAATATTGTTTTTGATGAATTCAACTTTAGCAGGGTCACTATAATGCCAAGGACCTGTATTAGAAGTCATTTCATCAAACAATGGAGTCCATTCAATAAAGTAATTGGGCATCACAGTTTTGAGATAATTGCCAAACTCAACAACTTCCCAAAATCTTTCATCATGTAGTAACATCTTAGTGCTAAGATAATTTACCTTATCACATAAAAATATGTTATTTTCTTCATATCGCTTTTTATTAGCAAATTCAATATGGAAACTAGCGACGATATCATCAAACAAGTAATAGTGTTTTTCCCACCATGCTAACGGTCGTGATAGATTAGTGTTTACTGCCAATGTTGCGCGAGGCAGCTCATTATAAATCCACTCACAAATGGGTATAAAATTTTTCCAGGCAGTAGGTTCACCTCCACTAAAGAAAAACTTAAAGTTCTTATAGCCTGCTTTTTTATATTTGTTGACTATTGTTTCAAGATTTTTAATATACTTGTCAGTATTACCTTCATTCTTGTCACTGCCGCCCCAGTTACCCGGATTACAATAACTACACTGGTAATTACAATAGTTGTTAACTTGCCAAGTTATACTCAAGTAGGGTTGAGGGGCTTCTATAGCAATTAATTTTCTTTGGCCCACTCATAAACCTCTTGTAGTTCTGGAACTATCTTAACAAGACTTTCACCTCTAACTAAATCAACCTTGTCATTGGCTTCAATAAATTCACGAATGCCACCTTTGTTCTCTTCACCCTGCATCAAATTGTATACGATCATTTTGAATCCATTATGTATGTGAACATTGTCAGCATACTTGTTTTGATAGTGACGATATAGTTCTGCGAGTCTACGTTTGACGAACCCCGGTAGTATCATGATATTAGCATACCAGGGGTATGTTAACATATTAAAACGAGGGGCAGATTTAGTATCAATGAACCCTTGTTCAATCATATAGTCAAAAAAAGTAGGGAATGTAAATACGTTCCAAATACTAATCGTTGGAGTGATTTGAAACTCGGCGTGTGGTACCTGTTCTTTGACAGTCTTAATATTGGCAACGATACGTTCCCAATCTGTTCCCTTACGTATTAGTTCTGCTTGTTCACCATGCGCATCTAAACTTGCCCATATCTTAAGTTTAGGGAACTTCTTCCAGTATTCAATTAAATCTACGTTCTTTTTATATTTTAATGATGAGAAGTTAGTTGTATAAGTTAGTTCAACTTTTTCGTTTAATCCGTTTTCAATCCAATAATCCAAACATTCGTAATGTTCTGGAGTAATGATGATCTCACCGCCCGCAAAGTACACTTCTTCTACGTCCTTCAAGTGCAACTTCAACTTGGTCATAAACCTTTGATCTTCATTGTTGTTCACAACAATCTTTTTAGCATTCCAAAAGTGTTCGTATTTCTCCATACCATGTTCTTCAACATATTCTTGCGCCCACTGACTTGAACAGCCAGGACCGCAACTACGACACTTCATGTTACATAGATTACTAAAACGTATATCCATGTATTTCATTTGAAAATCTTTTAGACTACCATCTTTGTTAGTAGATTCTACGATATAATCTACTAGATCGGGTCCGCGGCGTGTGTTATGACTTTGACGCATCGTCCATGTACCCAATTGTTCAATGTCGTTGCAACGCTTACATGCTTCTACTGGTTCATCATTTAACATGGCTAATCTGATCTTTTTAAAATCAGAGCTGTTTACCATATCTAGCACGCTTTGATCTTCTTTAATTTCACTTACAGGCATGTTGCTGTCAGCAACACAGCATGGTAAAATGCGCTTGTCGGGCCATGCATGGAAATGAATCCAGGGCAAAACGCAAAAATATTTTCCGTCTTTAACAAGATTTTGGACAGTTTCTTTATCCATGTATGATTACTCCAGCAGATCCTTCATTCTATTTAATTCAGGGAAAGTTTTCCAGAAACTTTCATCACGTATTTTATCAATTGATGTAGTGTGTTGCATGAACATCTGCTTTGCTTCTGGCCAAGTATGACTTTCCTCAGCAAAATTGATAGCATCGTTGACTAAGTTTGCCATTAATGGGATTTCATCCTTAATGTTTTCTACAAAGACTTTGGCTTTTTCAGTTGCTTCTGCTTTTAGAATTTTTGGTAAACTTTTAGCGCAATAATGTATAGGATGTACTGCTAGATAAAGACTGTGCCACCAATCATGTTGTCTTATGAGATTTTTACTCTTTAGATACATGTAAAATTCGCTTAATGTAGGGTAATTGAAAAGTGAGAATACTGTATTAATTTGAAAACTTACATAATCTAGTTCACGAAATGTTAATAGATTGCTTTCTACTTTGCCCCAGTCTGTTCCCTTACGTAGCCATTCAGCACGTTCACCATAGTGATCAATACTACAACTGAGTTCTACTTTCTTAAAATGCTTCCATAAATCTAATATGTCATGCTTTTTATACTTAATGTTGCTTGCATTGGTATTATACCTAAGTGTAATGTCTGTACGTTTCATACGTATCATTTCTTCCAACATCACATAATGTTCATCTGTAATTAGTGGTTCACCGCCTGCAAAGTATGCCAAATCAATATGCTCAACATGTGTTAATACTTCTTCTAATAACTTACCCTTATGATCGTCAGCATGTATAATAATAGGATGGTCAGGCTGGAAGTTCTCACGCATCTCTGCTGCCCATTGGCTACTAAATTCAGCGCCGCATGTACGACATTTAAAGTTGCAAATATTGCTGAATCGTATATCAAAGTAACGCATTTTGAAATCTGGCACTGTACCATCTTCTTGTGTAGTTGGTACAATATCGTCAAAATGTTTAGCAAATTGGTCTTTGCTGTAGTTTCTAAAACTATAGGGGCCGGCTTCTTCATGCTTATAACAAAAATTACAAATAGAATTCTTACGTTCGTTTAGCATATCCAAACGCAATTGCTTCATTTTGTCGTTATTGAATGCTTCTTTTAATGTACTGTCTTTGGTATTAGCGAAAGGATACTTGTAGTCATTGCTACAACATGGATAGATATCTCCTTTAGGGGTTACGTTTAAATGTAACCAAGGAAACATACAAAATACTTTGCTTTCTTTTAATAAAAATTCTTTATCCATTTAATATGCTCTTATGCGTCCAATAAACTTGCAATTTCGGGGAACGTTTTTTCAAAATCTTGATTTCTTATTTTATCTATCTTGTAGATATCTATCTTAAGTTTATCTTTATAAATTGGCCAATAATCTTCGTTATTAGTAAATTCTTGAGCCTCAATTAAAAAGTCTTTGAGTTGTATATAGTCTAGTTTATCAATGAACCGTTCTATATTGTCTGTGCCGCTATGCTTGATATAACCGGGCAAGTTTTTGCTACAAAAATGTTTAGGATCGTTCGTGAGTGTCAAATATAAATTCTTGTCTCCATAACCTAACAGGTTTTTTTCTAGCATATAACGATAAAAGTCTGTAATTGTATGGTAGTTGAAAACACTTAATACTGTAGATATACCCACAGTAATATTAGGTTGTTGCCTAAATAATATTAAATTATTTTCTACATCCGCCCAATCTGTTCCATGACGTATGAATTCAGCCCTTTCACCATAATGATCTATGCTTGCTTGAATCTCAATTTGATCAAACCGGCTCCATAAGTCTAATAAATCAAAACTTTTAAATTTGATTGTACTTGTATTTGTATTGTATCTTAATTTAATATGAGTTAAGTTTTGTTTTAATAGGGCTTCAAGTATTGTATAATGTTCTTCCGTAATTAGTGGTTCACCACCTGCAAAATAGATCATATCAGCATTTGGAACTTGCGACAATACCTCTTGTAACAAATTACCCTTATGATCGTCAGCATGAAGAACTATGTAATTGCTTAGGCCTCTTTGCTTATTTTCAGCAGCCCACATTGAACTACAATCGCCGCCGCATGTTCTACAAGCAAAGTTACATATGTTACTAAATCGTACATCAATGAACCTTAATTTGAAGTTTTCTAAAGTTCCATCATCTTGTGTTTGCGGAACTGTTTCGTCAAAGTATTTTTCAAACTTTTCATTGCTAAATCTTCTCCACGTATGTGCAGTAGATTCTTCCATTTTGTAGCATAGTCTGCACAAATTTACAGGCTTATCGTTTAACATATCTAACCTTATTTGCTTCATATGGTCGCTATTCCATATTTGCTCAAGACTCTGATTATGTGTGTCACCTAATGTAGTAGATGTATCTGTGGTGCAGCAAGGATATACTTTACCTCTAGGGCTAGTATATAAATGCACCCAAGGAAACATACAAAATGTTTTACTTTCTTTTAGTAGATAATCTTTATTTAAATTGTTCATTCTGTGTCATCTACACTTGCTGGTGTATCAAGCAAATCTGCAAGTTCCGGAAATACACTGGCAAAATTTTCTCCACGTATTTTATCTAATCTTTCAATTTCACTTTTAAACTTGTCAGACTGTTTGTGCCAGCTATTAAGGCTTTCTACCCAGGGAACACTTTCTGCTATATGCTTTATATTAAAATCTTTAATATTATGGAACTTTAAAATACGAACTAATTTTTCCATATTAATTTTACCTGTTACTTTGTAAGATTTGGGCAAAATATGCGCACTTAAGTATTCGGGCGTCATCATAGAATAAGCAGTAAAAGTTTTATCATTTGGGGTAAACATACCATTTTTAGTCAAATAATTATAAAAGTCCACTATTGACAAATAATTAAATGCACTTATAACTGTGTTTATCTGTAAACTAATGTATGGTTTACTTCTTGCATTCATAAAATTAGTTTCTACTACACCCCAGTCTGTACCATGCCTTATGTACTCTGCTTTTTTACCATAATGGTCTATACTAGCATTGATTGTAATTGAGTTTTTAAAATGTTTCCATAAACCGAAAATATCTTTATTTTTAAATTTAAGATTGCTTAAATTAGTATTATATCTTAATACGATGTCGGTTTTGCCTCGCCTGATCATTTCTTCAAGTATGATATAATGCTCTTCCGTAATTAATGGTTCACCGCCTGCAAAGTATGCAGTTTTCATATAGTCAATTTGATCAACTACATCTTGTAAAAATTGTTTATTATCGTTTTTAGGAATTGATTTTGCATAGGAAACGTTATTGGCTAAATCTTCTTGTTCCCATTGACTGCTACATCCTGCTCCGCAAGTTCTGCACTTAAAATTACAGATATTACTAAAGCGTATGTCAAAGTAAACCATTTCAAATTTATCTAAATGACCAGTGACTAAATCTGTGTATGCGAAAGCCCTATCAAAATAATCGCTATATTCTCTATTGGCGAATTGTCTAGCACTATCAATACCTTGATCTTCATGCATATAGCACTTAGTACAATGATCTGACTTTATACCTTGCAGCATGTCCATACGTATTTTACGCATCTCTGGACTATTAACAAGTTCCATCAATCTATTTTGACGGCTATTACCTATAGGTGATAGATCAGGCGTATAATTATTTGCTGATTTTGCTATACAGCAGGGGGCAGCGATTCCTTCTGGGGTTGTGTGCAGGTGCACCCATGGCAACATACAAAATGTTTTACTTTTATAAAGTAAATTTTCTTTGTTGACTTCCATCAAAGTGGATTGGTTCTATTTGTTTCTTGACACAATCTGTAGAAATTTAATAGTTCTGGGAATACATCTAGCATATTGTTGTCTCGTCTTTCATCTAATTCATTGAACCAATTATAAAAGTCCCTACGTCCCTCAATTAGTTTTTCTTCTTCGTAGTTTGTTTCAGCCATATAATCTACAACTCTTTTAAAGCGTTCATATTCAATAGAACTAAACTTTTTACCAGAAGTATCATCAACATTTGCTTTCATTAACTCTAGTGCATCATGCATGTAGGGCATAAACTCCCCCTTGGGCAATAAGTTCATATCATACTGCAATGGTTCTCTTAAATATGGCGTATCAAATCTAATACGATGTTGTGGATTTACTGGATCATCATACCAGTCATACATGCTGCGCCATTCTAATAATTTTTCAAGTAATAGTTTAAAAGATGTAACACTAAACAAATTAAATGTAACCATGAATGTTACGGGACTATTAGTTAGCGTTAAGTATGTGTGTAAATTCTTTTCCCACAACTCAATATCTAAGCCGGTGCGATTATATTCTGCTCTAGGACCCCAAGTATCAATACTTGAAAATAATTTAAATGTACGTATCTTACCTTCATCTACTAATTTACGAACGCTCTTTGACATTTTTTCAACAAGTGCTGTCTTAGTTCCAAGATTGCTATTAATGTTCAGTTCAAGCCATGGCATAGGATCTTTGTCAATCTCATCAAGAACCATGTATGTGCTTCTATGCATTGTAGGCTCGCCGCCGGTTATACGCATGATGTTTAATGTTTTGCGTAGTTCAGGCCACCATTTCCAGAACGCATCAACATATGGATTTTCTTCTTCACGCTGATACAATTTCATCCAGTCAATATCACAGCGGTGATTCTTTACATTAGTGACTGGACCATGCTCTTTGATTTCTTGATAGAATCGTGTTGAATACTTGGGGTGGCAGTAACCGCATTTAAAATTGCATTCGTTACCGAAATTGATCTCAAGATATTCTGGATTGATATTTTGATCCCAAGGACCGAATGCTGTTTGATTATATCTTTCTTCAGTAAAAATACTAGCATTGCGTTGATGTCTATCACTAATATAATCAGGACCCATGCCCTCAATGTTCCAACAATATACACAACCTTCTGGCTTTCCGCCTTCCAGCATCAATTTACGTTCTTGCTTCTTCTCTTTAGTATTGTGTAGTGCAGATGGATTATCAACTAATTCTTCTAATGGGATTTTATGTGGGCGTGGATGATAACAACTATGTGTCTCTCCGCTTTGTAGATACATCGTTACGTGATGCCATTTAGCAAGACAAAAAGTAGGGCCTACTTCATTTTCAACCTTTATTTTAATGTCTTTAATTCTTTGTATTTCGTAACTCATTACCAGCCTTCTATTTTACGTATTACTTCCATTTCAGTAACTAATGGTCCAAGGTTATACTTGTCAGCATTATAGTGTCGTTTGAATAGTTTACTCTGTTCTGGTGCGTAGGTACAGATAGGTAAACCCAATTTTGTTTTAAGAATCTCTCCTATTTTATCTGCTAATTCTACTGGGTCTAAGTCACAATATTCTTCCCACATTTCAGGGTAGTTATCAAACCACATTACATTTTTATGATCCCAATCAGTTAATAATGCTTTGTATGTTCCTAATCTTGCACCAGCAATTGCCCAAATGCCGTTCTCAACATCAGTGCCTATATTTTGCCATATTGTAAGATTATTTAAATTTCTGTTAGCAACCCTCTCACGAAATGTGTCTACTGTTGGTAGTGCGCCGCGATCAAGAATCATCTTGACACCTTCACGAAATCCAGCACGCCATGCTTGGAAAGGAGTATAATTAGGATATGTCGTTGAGTAGCAGTCGTGCATAGCCCAATATAAATTATCTGCACTATCCAAACAAAAGTCAACTTGCGTAGCATTGTCACCCTTACTAGTCTCATGTGTTTTCATGTTAAGTGCATATTCTTTTGTCCAACTGCTCATGCCACCATTACCGTAACGCAGTCCATTTATATTGTTAATTGCTTTCCAACGAAATTGTGCTTTGTGAAAGCGAGGGTCTTTATTAGTAAAATCTAACTGTAAATTAAAGAAATCTTCATTAGGCATGTTATCGCCGTCAATCAAAATAAAACGGTCACTATCGCTAACCTCTGCTGCTGCTTTATGTGCGGCATCGCTGCCCTTTACACCGTCAACACGTTTAGCATAAGGGACCATATTCTTTATCTTAAGCCAGAATTCTTCCTTTTGCGGCTCGTCATAACTTAAGTAAATGCAATCTAAATCTACAACATCAATTATATCGCTCATATTATTCCCTAATTAGTTCTTTTACATCATACTGCCAATAAGTGCCTTCAACATCATTATCCTCTAAAATTAAACTTACATCATCAATGTAAGTAAGTGTTCCTTCTGTGGTTGGTTTAAGTTTATAAATTTGAGTAATGTTACTATTATGTATGATTACTCCATTTATAACCTTAATATCCGGGCGCGCCTCAGCAAATGTTTGATTATCTATTACAATGTACTTACCTTCAGGTTTGTCACCCGTATAAAATAACACATTACCGTTGTTGTCGTAGTACAATCTAAATTCAGGTGGAGGTGGCGGCTCGTACACAAAATTTATAATAAGGTCGCCGTTAGGACCAATTTTAACATATTCTTTATCATTCATAGTTTTTCGTGGATAAACTTAGCAAATTTCTTAACATGATAATGAAAAGGATACATTTGCGGTATTGTATTTACACGTAATTTTTTATTACTAATTTCATACACTAGAGTATCGGTCCAATCCTCTGTTACTAAATCATTTATCTGTTGTTTCATATGTACCATGCTCATTCCATTAAAGGTTTTTAGTGTAGTTTGTTCCTCCTTTAATATCAAACAAGCGATAGCATAGGCCCAATCTGTACTAACCTTTTCACTGATAGGGCACTTTAATTCTGACCTGTATTTTTCCCAGTTTAAAAAAACATCCTTTACGATAAGATAAAATGTTTCTGCCAACTCAGATTTTTTAAAATAAGTAATTGCATTGTAAACATCAGGTAAATTATTTGTATCAATAAACCTTCTATAGTACCTATTGCGACTTATTTCCTGCTTGTAATTTCTAATTTTTGTAGAAACAACTACATCACGATTTTGTAATGTTTCCCACCAGTATTCTATAGATTCAGGTATGAATAAATCTGCCTCTAACTTAATCGTATATTCATAGGGACTTGCTTCATATACTTGCCAGTCGTTGATTAATCGCCAGTCTCCTTGCTTATCTAAGTCACCGTAAGGCAATGCTACGACTTTATCAAAGTACTTGCTATTGTCAACATCATCAGTAATGAGTGTGATGTTAGCGTCTGGCATTATATTTTTAACAGATTTTGCTAATGCTTCTGCTATAAAAACATAATCAACATCTTTAGTGTTGTTGGCTACGACTACAAATCCCCTATCCATTACATTAACTCCAAAAATACATCTTTGTTAATCACATGGAAGTCCATATCTTGTATCGTTGTATATTCTTTTTTTACTTTACCATTCTTATTATGGTCGTATATTACAGTATATTTGGTATTAAATTTTGTTTTCTTTTCTACAAATAAATTAGTCTTTAACCAAATATGCATAAGATTCCAAGGTAATATGTTAGTTTGATCAAAATAATGTCCGTTAACTAATCTGTGAGCAATAGTTAATGCAAAATCGTTACGGTATACATCAGGACTAAAGTTATACAAATTTGCATAATGATTATAATTTTTCTGTATCATCTTCATACATGCAAATAATTGTTCTGTTTTTTCTGTTTTACGAAAACCTAAAACAGTTGCCCATAATACAGGAAAACTTAAACGGCTGACATATTCTTGTTCACCTTTAGGTATCATTAGTTGTGCTATGTTTTGATGGCATGCATAGTCTTTACAAAAATCAAACACTTTTAATAGTCTATCACTATTAACCATGTAGTCAACGTCAAGCAACAGTGTTTCATCATATAGACTATATTCATAAGCCTGATATCGTCCTTTATTAATCCATATATCATTACGAAATTGATTATCTTTATCAGGCTTGCTGATGACTATATTATCAAACTTATATGTTGGCTTTTTTGGAACAGAAAAACTATCTGTAACAATTGTTACAGGTAAATCTAAAAAATGATTGATTCTTTTAGCAGTATATTCTGCCATCTCATAATAGTTAACTTTGGGGCTGTTGAAACCAAATAATAATACACCCCGTGTCATCTTTTATTTTCCAATTCTTTATATTCGTCATGCCATTCTGTCATGACAGTATTATAAACGTCAGATAATTTTTCTTTTAACTTTTTAACTTCTACGCTAACCGGAACATCGTAGAGGTCTAATATTACAACATTTTTACTTTTGATTGAATTTAGAAAAGATATAGTATTGATATCGGCTTTCCAATAGCCACCCTGTTCTACTGTACATAATTTACTTGAATATTTTTCTTTAAGATAATGCTTTGCTGAATTATGCTCAAAACGAGCCTTCATATCAGCAACCAATTTTTTTGTGTCCATTGGTAAATACCTCTTCCAAGTATTTAGATGGACCCTCTTTTAGACAAAAATAAATTAGGATACTGTTACGCTACCGGCTAAAGTAACTGCTCCCCATGTATTTGCAATATATGTTGTTGCAGGGGGAGTTAAGGTGCATGTGACAGTAGTACCTGTGCCAACTGTTCCGTTCGCTCCTGTTTCTCTCATTAAAGTAAAGATAGTAACTACAGTTCCATTATCTGCATTGCTACCTTGCACACCGTTTGTTTTTGCAATATATTGCAAATCCATTAATGTTGTATATGGGCTTGTGCCAGAGTTCTGATCAAATATAGTAGTATTGCTTGTAGTTAATCCAAAATAACCACTGTTTGTTGACAGTGTTTCGGTTGAGCCGCTTCCACTGATCTTTGTTACACCAGTAAATGCTGTTCCAGCAATAGTACGTGACCCACTGTTTTGACCACTTACTACTACTGTTCCAGTAGCCGTGCAAAGTGTTTGCAAGGCAGCATTAACACCACTAGTGCTATTACTATGACTTGCGGTCATTTTAATTTGACCACCTGAATTAAAGAAATAACGTGCTGCGTCGCCGTTAGCAAATGTAACTGTATGTGTCCAAGTAGCAGTGGCTGTCCATGTGGCTGCTGTAGTAATAGCATTTGCACTAGTTGAGCCTTGACTTGCTGCATTACCGCGTGATGCGTAGATACTGTTTAAATTAGTCTGTGCTGCTGAATAGAATGTTACAATATTGCTTGAACTTACGTTAGAAATTGAAGTAATAGTTGTACCTTGGTGGCTAGCAGAATTACCTGTATTATAAAATAAACCATTCCATGGGGTAGCAGAAATGATACTACCTGCAGATACGTTTGCAACAGCAGTTTGGCCATAACCTGCTTGACTACCACCTGTTGCCCAAGTAGCGTTAAGAGTATTGGTTGTAGTGGTTGGATTACCACCTAGCATTGTATTTAAATCACTTGCTTGTACTAGACCGCCTGCTGCCCATGTCATATTATAATCTCCGTTAGACTATGTATTTATCTTATAGTTACAATTGCTTCTACTGTACCAATATAATCTGTCATTTTATCTGTTAACGCACGACCTATAGTGTTAAAAGCGTTTGCTTCCCCGTCTTTTGCAGCTCTTGCTAACCCGTTTCCTGCGCTGACTAGTCTTTGTGCTTTTGTGACCGGGCCTATGACCTTCACATGTACTCTTCCCGTTACAGCTACTGCAGGGTGAGTTTTATCTGATCCTGCACCGGCATTCATAAGATATGCTGCGCTATTTGAAATTACACCAAACACATCTTCACTTAATTCATATTTTACAGCAGTTATTTCTTTATTTCCGCCTAACTCTACAACTGTACCTGCATCATAGGACTGATCTGCCTCAAAACGTTCTGCCAAGTCAGCATATGTCGCTTGAAGTCTTGAACCTGCTGTTAATGTCCAATTACCTGTAATTGCACCTGCAACTGCTGCACCACCGGTGGTAATAACTTGTGTAGTAACAGTACCTATGTTTGCTGAAGTGATACTTGCAGTTTGGATAGTAGCAATATTTGATACACTTAGATTTGTGCAGGATATAGTTGGAATAGATGCGGAATTAGTTATAATTAAATTGTTGGCCGAAAGTGTTCCAGTAACAACTACTCCAGAAAAAGTTGTATTTCCTTCTGCTGTTTGTATGGTCAAGCTTAGCCAATCATCTGCTACTGTTGTACCGTCAGCAGGGCAAAGATATAAAATATTGTCGTTTGTGTTGAACCATAACTGTCCTCGCAACGGATTTAATGGAGGGGTTGTTGACGCAAAGTTTTCAGTTAAGTAAACAAAGTTTTCATCTAATACTTGACCGTAACCTGCATAGTTACGTCCAGGTAGGCCTAATGACGAACTTGTAGTATTAATTTGTCCGTCAGCGATAGTAGTTAGAACTTGTCCGTCACTTTTAACAATCGTATATGCCATATTTTAAACTCGCTTTTATATTTATCTCTTATATAGTTAGTAGGTTTGTCAAACTCTGAATTCGTACTGTATAATCAATCTGAATCTGACGATTCAATGATTTTTGTACAGGATGGAATATAACATGTGTTAATAATCTTGTAATAACATTACCGTCGCTATCTGTACCGTAATTTGCTAATAATCCCAACTCGTCAAATGTAAAAGTGCCGTCTAATTGAGTACTATTATCAAATGCTGCCTGCCCTGAAGGCTCGCCATAATCTAACAAACATTGTACAAGTATGTCAGAATATAGTTTACCCGATGTATGATTGACAGTCATTTTATTACGTGTTGGGTCAAGATTGAAAACGCTAGTATCGTCTACAATCTTTGCATATGTTTCATTGTATAGGGCTGCATTTTGACCTACTGTGTTAGGGGGTAGATAGGTAATGACACCTGTTTCGTCAACGCTAGCACCGCCGTTACCAAACGCCATTTGATAAATTTCACCGTAACCGCGATTGCTAAGTGTGTCAGCAAGAGCCTCACTCATGTTTTCATAGTTGATAGCATTCTTCTTATCTACAAACACTTCTAAACTATTAGGGTCGTAGATTTTTAAGAATCCTTCAATTTTATAACTTACAGTAATCATTAATCGTCGGCCCTCTTTTGTACGAAAACTTCATTTGTGTTTGGATCATAAATTTTAACGTGACTAGAGTAATAAACACCCGACTGTTCGTTGGGCTTGCTTACTAGTTTATCCTCTTTTTTCTCGTTATTTTCCAATTTATTATCTGTTGACTTATTTATCATATCTTAATTATCCATTCTTAAGAATTCTGCGCTATTACCTGATGCTATCTGCAATGGATCTCCTGAGGTCGCGTCATATACTCCCGGTATCATGTTCCAAGTTTCATTATATTCTTTATTGACCATTTTATTACTTTCTAACAATCCATAAACTGTTGTATAGTTTGGTATAAATGTCTGTATGCTTGTCCCCAAAATACCTCTTCTTACAAGTATTTCATCATTTGTGGTGTCAACATTTAATAGTTGCATATATTCGCCATTTATATAAATTTCATTACCGTAAGTGATATCAATAGTCAATACATCTCCTGCTTCTATCCATAATCCCTCAGTTATTTTCAATACCGCTCCGGCAGATTCAACTATCACTGATACATAGTCTGTCTCTATAGTTAGTGATTTTGTATTGTTATAGATTTTAACATCAATGATGCCTACTTTACTGCTATTGACAATAACATAATAATAACCTAAAATGTTTGCTGGAGTTGTATTATCTTGTGTTCTGGTAATAATTAGGTTATTAACATCATTAACTGGTATGATGGTATCAAATTCTGACAATGGTTTAGTTATCCAAGTTCTTGTGCTTGCATTCGCTCTGTATACTGCACCCTGATTATTTTTATCTACCATATTAATATAGACATCCTCATCAGGAGTTGCTGAAGGCATCATGCTGGTGATAATTATTTCATCGCCGCTTGTGATAGCAGTCAATATACTCAATTGATTACCTGCATTTAATTTGAGTGAACTTGATGGGACACGCATGCCGTTAACTGTTACCCACAATCTATCAACGTTTGTTTGCTCCCATTGTGACACTCTTATATTATTACCTGAAGTAGTGCTTAATGTTAACTCTGAACCATCCTTAGTTTCACGTATAGTAAATCTATTATTGTCAATGTCAACAGTAGTAATATAATAAATTTGACCTGCGATGATTTCTGGAATACTTGTAGGTTCACCTATTATAACATTATCTTCAGTGAAAAGTACAGGAGTATTAATTACTAAATTAAGTGCTGAATCAACTGTGATTGTATTATTAATACTTGAACTATTTGTTGCTATAGTTGTAGCAAGCATCCAACTTTGATCTAACCAAGCATATCCTCCGCCGGTATACGAATCGCATAGAGTTACAGGATTATTGATAGCGTCAACATATGGGCTATATTCAGACATGTAAATGTCAAAAATAGTATCTGCGATTACATGAACATAAAACATTTTATTGTTTAGTTGTACTGATCCTGATAATCCATCTATTCTTACAACATCATTTGTAATTAAATTATGTGGATCAACAGTTTCTATTCTAACTGTAGGTTGTCCGCCCACCACAACATGCATCAAACCAGTTTCATTAACTGTAGGATAAGTTAACCCATTTTGATCTTCAACTTGAAATTCCTCTGTTACTGTATTAACGTAAGTTAATGTATAAACTGTTCCGTCTGTTGCTACACCACCGAAGCCTGTATATACAGGTGTAGAGTTAGGTATATCAACTTGGAATGTTATATCTTGTCCTAGTACCATACCCATTGTAGATGATGCTATGAAATAACCACCAACAGAACTACTAGTCTGAGTATCTAATAATGGAAAACTGTATGTGTTATTAACATTAAGAATTGGTGTTACATACTTAGTTGTAGTTTCATACTGTGTGTTAAGGTATTGACGTTTTGTATCATTAAATGTAGTTACACTTATAACACTATTAGAATTTGGTGTTAGTGAGTCAAATACAAGTGAGTTTAATCCTTGATAAATTGTATATTGATCTGGCATTATACGTAAACCATCAACTTCAACTACAGCATTATTTGTGTTATCTTCACCCACATAATTTGTTAATATGTAAGCACCCCTAGTACCATTACCATTAAATGTTTGTATTTCAGGTATAGTATATCCATATTGTTCAGGTTCAGTTTCGTTGAAGAAACTGAATGAAATATAATCTATATTAGTGTTATATTGTTGAGCAAATACTAAGGTAGCATTAATTTGATTAATGGCTAGTGTGACTGCATAATCATTTGTTATAAAGTTAGAAACACCTACTCCATTTACCAATACAACTGCGCTGCCGCCTATTGTTTCTGATATTGTAAATTGACTTCCATCAATGATAGTATGTACATAGTAA